GCCTAAAACATCTGGTATATTTGATATACCTTTTGGCCCAATATCAAGCATTGAATCAGTAACAATTGATGGAACTGCTTTTACTGGATATACATCTGTTGGATTAGATAATGAAACAATTGATCTAGATGGTTATGCTGAAAAAGTGAAAGTTACTTATATAACATCTGGCTTGTCTGATGACTTTTTAACGCGAGTGATTTTACAATTAGTTGCAACTTTGTATGAAAATAGATCTGATTATGTTGTTGGATCAGAAGTTAATTTAGTGCCAACTGAAACTAAAAAAGTTTTAGCATCATATAAAAATATGTTTGTATGAATCCTGGCAAACTAAAAAATAGAATTGAAGTTTTAACAACTACTAAAACTGCAGATGGATACGGAGGGTTTACTGGTTCAACTAGCACTGATGCCACTTTATGGGGTTTTGCTAAAGAAAAAAAAGGTGAGTTTATTATGGGTGATGGATCAAGAAAAAAATATAAAGAAGTTGAGGTTGTATTGAGAAAAAAATCTTTTGATTTAATTGATGATACAGATTTTACTTTTAAAATAGATGGATCTTCGCCTTATAGAGTGAATGATGTTTATGAAAGCCAAATTGATAAATATATAACTATAACAGGCACACTAGTTTAATGAAACAATTTTCTATTACTGCAGATAAAAAAACAATAAATCAATTTCATAAAAAAATGAATAGATTAAAAATGTTTGCTGCAGATGAATTTAAAAAGGGAATCCAAAACACTGGTGCTAATGCAGTTAAAATTGCACAAAGGCGTGTACCAGTAAAAACTGGTGATTTGAAAAGATCTATTCATTTAGGTCAAGAAATGTCTGGTAAATATGTAACTAGTGTTTATGTGGCTGCAGAAATGGATTACGCTGGACATGTAGAATTTGGCACTAGCAGACAAAAACCTCAACCTTATTTTTTTAATTCAATTAGAGATGCAATGAGATTTGGTTTAAAAAACTTACAAATAAAAATAAATAAAATAACTAAATCATGAATGAAGCAATCCATTTTATCAGAGCAAAAATTTATACTGCTTTAAATGGCAATATTACTAGCAATTCAAGTATCGTTCCTATATTTAACAGAGTGCCAAGCAATCAATCTTCACCATATATTTGGATTTATTCTTTAAGCACTAATGAAATAGATCAAAATGCAGATAAATACATGTTAGAAGTAATTACAAGAATTGAATGTGTAACTAAATTTAGTGCAGATGTTGGAGGTGATTTAATTGCGAATCAATTAGTTTCAGATTGTGTATCTTTGTTACGAACTAGATCAGCAGGTTATTTTAATTTAAGCTCTGATAATTTTAACGTTTATGGATCAGAAGTTGAAAGCATTAACTATTCACAAGAAGATGCTGAAGATGGAACATATATAAAAGGAATTATTGAGTTAAAAAATAAAGTAGAACAAACAAATTAAAATGGCACAAAAAATAAGCGAAAACACTGAAATTAAATTAGATTTAAAAACAATAGGAACAATATTAGGGTTCACAGTTGCTTTAGTTTCTATGTATTTTGCTTTAAAATCAGACATAGCAAAAGCAATGGAATTACCAGCACCTGAAATATCTAAAATAGAATGGACTTACAAAGATGATCTGATTCGTTCTAACATATCAAATACAAACGAAAAGGTTGAAGGACTAGAAAAATCTGTTGACGAAATAAAAGAACAACTTAATAAGATAGACGAAAGATTATATCAAATAAGTAAAAATTAAATGAGATGTGTAATAATCCTAATTGCATTTTTTGTAACGGTTGCGACTAATTCGCAAAATAAAGATGACATCACTGTAATTTATTACAGCGCTAAATTTATTGATGATATATCTTTAACTGAGTTTAAAGAATATAATTTACAATCATTTTACATGAGTGAAAACCCAAATGTTTTTGCAAATGAAAATGTTAAATTTTTGCCAACAGTTATTTTATATAATGATGGTGAAGAAGTAATAAAGTTTGAGGGAGATATAAGTTTAAAAATAAAACCAGAAAATTGGAGAGACCAACTGTTAGAAAATATCGATGTTTTATTATCGCAACGTTTCTAGTTAGTTTATGTTTTGGGCAAATTCAAAAAGACAAATATTATCATTTTGGTGCTGGAGTTGTTTCTGGTTATACTGGTTATAAAACAGTAGATTTGCCAATAGCAACATCATTTGTTGTGGGTTTTGGTAAAGAAACTTTGGATTATATACAATATGGTAAATTTGATACTAAAGATTTATTAGCAACTACTCTTGGGGGATTTGCAGTATCACTAACAATAAAATTAATTAATAAACCAAAAGATGAAAAAATTAATAAGTGTATTATTTGCAATTATCGTAAGCATAAGCGCAAACGGTCAAGAAAAAAAAGATAATTTATTAAAAAAAATATTCAAATATTCAACACCTTACGTTAGCTATTCTGAAGCTAACAGCTTACAAGGTAATCAAACATTTTATGTAACGCAATCTAGTGAGTTAATTGAAACAACTGTAAGGAACCCAAACAACTTTGCATTTAATTTTGGAATAAGAAAAATATCAAGATTTGGTTATCAAGATAGAGTTAATTTTTATACTGGAAATGAAAGCAAAAGTGCATCAGAAAATGCTAATATAGGTAGCGTTGATGGTTTAGAATATCTTGTAAATATTTCTTCTGGCAGACAGCAAGGAATGGAGTTTACAAATAATAATTATTTTGTAAGATATGTTGGTAAATTTTATATTGCTAAAGCAGAACATTTAAAAAATGAAATAGTAGATATTGAATATAATTCTGTTGATTTAAGATTTAAATTACCTATTGGTAAAAGATTAAATTTTTCTATTGGTGCAGTTGCAAGAACAAATCCCGTTGCATATGGATTTAATCCAATACAAAAATATTTTGATGATGGCAATCCTTGGTGGTTATTAAGTTATGATTTTGGACATACAGACCAAGTTTTTCAACAAGTAGATCTTCAAGGCAACGTAATAGGTTATGACTATTTTTGGTATGATCAAAATGGAGTGCAAATAGCGAGTTCTGACGAAGATTATAGACGTTTACACTTCGGAACATTAGTTAATAATTATAATGCAGTAGAACTGTCTAAAATAGGTGAATTTACATATTTATCAAGCATTGCAGCATTAGATTATTATTTTTATCGTAAAAACATTTGGATTCATGGATTTATAAATGTTTTACCTCACCATAAATTATTAGATGGTGATAATCGTTATTCTTATGATAATTTTATTGGAGATGACAAGTGGGTAGATATAAAATCCGGAATTGTTTTTGGATTTAGAATAAATAAATGGTTTGGTTTATTTACTGAATATAATTATCAATCATATTGGGGTAAAGAAATACAAGAAATAAAAACAGGTATAAATATTAAATTATAAATTATGTGGAAAATTACAAAGCAGTATTTTAAAGATTTATGGGTTTATTTTTGGAGTTTGACAACATTTGATGAAAAGGTTGTTGCGACAGGTAAAGAAGTAAAACAAAGAGCAAAAAGGGTAAAACAAGAACTTAAAGATGTAAAAAAAGCAGTTAAGGAAGTTGCAAAACAAAGCAAAGATGTGGTTGATGCTGCAAAAGGATCTACAAGAAAAGGCAGAAAAACAAAAAAGAAATGATTACAAAAAATTTTAGCAAATCAGAATTTGAATCTAAATGTGGTTGCGAAATGCCACAAGAGGTTTATTTTAATATTGTAAAAGTAGCAAATCAATTACAATATTTAAGAGCAGAAATCGGTAAGCCAATTAAAGTAAATAGTGCTTACAGATCTCCAGAACATAATGAAAAAGTTGGTGGAGTAAAATCATCACAACACTTATTAGGCAAAGCTGCAGATATTGTTGTTGATGGTATGCCGACAGAAATATTATACCAACATATTGAAGATGCTATTTCTAACGGTGAAATGTTACAAGGTGGTTTGGGATTATATGATACTTTTGTTCATTATGATATTAGAGGCACAAAAGCAAGGTGGGATTACAGAAAAAATAAATAAATGGAATTTTCTATAATTAATAAAATGGATTGTCTGTTGCTTGGATTTACATATTATCCAATAGATGATTTAAATGATTATAGTGAATTAAACATATATTTTTTTATTATAGTATTTCATTTTAAATTTTATTAATATGAGTAAAAAATCTTTTAAAGAAACAACTGTTGGACAACTTTTATTAGGTGCTGCATCTGTAATAAACCCAACGTTAGGCAATGTTTTAAATGGCGTTACTTCGCCAAAAGAAGCTGTTGCTGTTATAACTAAATCTGAAATTTCATTAGATGATAAAATTAAATTGCAGCAGTTAATTGTAGATCAACAAACCAAAGAGATGAACGAAATCAGTTCA